ATTTTTTAACTCCTTACGCCATCCCTGTAGTTTATCTTCCATCTGTTGGAGAATCATCATCAGATTCATTCCGCCAGAGTATTGTTCCGACAATAGATCGATGCGATCCTTTACGAATTTGGCATCCTCATTCTCTTCATCATCAGGATTGACACCATGAGATGCCAATGCCAAACGAGAGTAAAATACTTTCTGCTTGGCAATCAACTCCAGTGTCTTCTCAACATGCTCTAGTCTCTGTTCTGGATCGAAGTCCTGAAGACCAGCAGACATCTTCAAGAGGTCTGTATAAACCTCTTGAATCTCTTCTATCTCTTTGTGGACGACATCACTCTTGAAAAAATCGTTAGTCATAGTGGCAGTATTCCTCTGCTTGTTCGTTTTATGTAATTAAGTTGCTGAGCATCCCACTTAATCTTATCCTTTAAAGGTTTTGAGATGAGTTTACTAACAATTTCAACTTCGATCTCAAACTCTTCACAAATAGATGTGACTGCTTCAATATAATTTATAAGTCCTTGACTTTGCTTAACTCTTGACTCAACAAGAGAGGTAAATTTACCCTGAGTCATAAACTTTTCTTCAATTTCTTTCATCACTTGGTGCCCTCCACGTAGTAACGGTAGTCTTCAATCCAATCGATGAGTGTATTGATGTATGGTATCTTATCATACTTTTGGACCACTTGCATGTCACCTTGCTCGGATACTGAGATTGTTACAAGTTTATCAACTTCAACACCAGTCATCTCGTAATACATGTATGCATACGCTGACTCTTGGACGAAGTATGACTCAAGATACTCTTCTTTCTTCAATCGAGTAGTAGTTTTGAAGTCAATGATTGCTAATTCGTTGTCAAACTCAGCAATACAATCAACACGACCAGCAATGCCGAGCTTATTAGAATGAAGAGGGGCTTCAATAGCATGGATATTCCCAATACGATCAAGGTCCTTACGAGCAAACCTAAAAAGGTACGAGGGAAGACCCTCGCTTTTTTTAACTTCTTCCAATTCATTCTTAAGATAGTGCTCCACAATGTGATGATACTTTGTGCCACGCCACGACGCAGCACGTCGGATTCTTTCTGCTTCAGTGAAACCTACACGCTTTTCCCAAGCAAGAATACCCTGCTTAGTATGATGACCGACAACAGTTGTGACGCTAGGCATCCAACCGATATCGGTCTTATAGAATCTTCCATGATTCAATGTCCTACTTTCTAACTCTTCGAGTGGAGAAGCAGGACCGACATAATTAAACATTCACATTCCCATGTTGATTTTAGATACAAGATACTCTTTAACCAAACCAGATCTCACGATGTCTTCAATACCAAATTCAACACAGTCGAATGATGGCATGGAGTCAAGGATCTTCATGAAGTCTAGCACACCATTCCTTTCATTGCTCTTAACGAGATCGGACTGGGTGTAGTCACCTGAGAAGATGATCTTGGCGTCTTCACCAACACGAGTGATGATTGAGTCAAGCTCGTGGAAGTTTAGGTTACTGAATTCATCTACTATTATAATGCACTTGTCAAGGGTCACACCACGAATGAATGAGGTAGACCAGAATGAAATGGTTTCTTGTGCTCTGAGGTTGTCATACAGTGCCTCAAATGAATTGTCATCAGGCATCTCAAACATATACTTCACCATATTCTTATAAGGAATCTGGTAAAGGTTACTCTTATCTTCATGGTCACCAGGTAGGAAACCAATCTCTCTAGTAGGCACGAGAGATCGGACCATGTATACTTTCTCGTATGGAGACTCAATGTCCATAACCTCACGCAATGCTAGGTAAAGACTAATGAAAGTCTTACCTGTGCCAGCAGCACCATGCAAAACCAGATTCTTACCCTCACTATATGAGTTAAAGATTCTTTCCTGATTATCAGTAAGAGGATTGATATCCTTCAGATGATCAAGGTTAATAGGTTTCTTTCTTCTCATCTGCTTTGCAGTCATAGCCTTAGTCGAGCGGCGTCGAGTCTTGGTCTTTGGAGTTGAGGTCATACTTTAGGTGTAACGGGATAGATTTGCTACTGGGTGTTGGGCTTGCATCTTCTGCATAACCTCTTTAAAACCATCCGACTGTTTAGGCTCGCCGTAGGTTGTGCCTGCGACACCTGCCTGCCAGTCTTTATCCCAGTCAGGGTTATCTTTGCGCCATTGATCATACTTGACCATTGACATATTAAACTCTTGTTTCTCTCCCGTAGTCTTATTTACTACGTTATATGTAGGCATTAATCAATCCTCAGTGCTGGTTGTAGGCAGTCTTCATAGTCATCAGGACAGTCACAGTCTTCACACCAGTCCATTGCCTTGGCAACGATAGGAAACTTACAACTGAAGTGTCCCTTACATAACTCGGCAATCTCCATGTGCTCTTTCTGTGTGCCATGAGCAGATCTTAATTCTATATAATGGATCCATGAACGCACAGAGCCTGTCATAAAGATTTTGGTAGGCGTAGCGAGAGGCAGCACAAAACGAGCACACTCTTTAGCAATACCACGATGCAGTAATTCGTTATAGAGATCCATACCTTCGTTAAAGTATTGTGAGATCCTTCCTTGGAGAAACGCTTTCTCCTGATCATCAACGTCATCATTAGAATTCTGACGATTCTTAGTGTCCTGAGAGCGAAGGTCAGGGACAGGGATCGACTCGGCAAGTAAATTTGTGTCGGCATACCGCTGCGAAAACTCTTGATACGTGAAGGACCTATGCCTCAAGATCTGAGCTGCCAATCCCCTCGTGGTATTTATTTCAAGGGTCATGAATGCCTGCTCAAATACTGACCAGTGACCATGCTTGATGCAGTATCGTAACAGACCTGCTACCTCAGGGTTTCTCTGATTGTTAGGGTTACTTACCCTAGCAACATAACCCATGTGTCTCTCAGCATCAGGTGTTGAGGACACGTAGCAGACTTTAGGTGTAGATATTGTTACAGTTGGTTTGGTCATCAATTTCCTCTAATCAATTTGGAAATTATAATAATTCCCATGGACTGTAAGTAGTTTAACCCAGAGAGTGCAAAAAGTCCAGGCACAAATGCATTCCATACGATCATCAACACAAATGGTGTAACCACTATTGATGTGATGGCAATAGCAACTGCCTTACCCCTCTCAACATTGGACTCAATCTCTTGCTGCTCTGCTGACAGGTTAGGTTCTTCTTGAGGTTGGTTTACTCTTCTAGGGTCGAGATATACTTCGTTGTTTGTCATTTAGATTTGGTTACTGTGTTAGGGTTATTCCACAACTTAGGTGACACTCTACCTTCAGACTGCTTATACCACTTGAAACTTGACTTATACAAGTCCCAGTAGTGGTCAAAGATATCTACGTTTTTAACACTCGTAACGAGATCGTAGGTCTCTTGACCATCTACTTCATAACATACAAGGTATGCTGTGTAGGGTAAAGATCTATCTTCTGCAGCAGATGCATCACATTTTTCCTGTAGGACTTTAATCTTACTCAAGACCTACCACCCCAATCGATACTAGGAAATGCTTCCTTGACCACCGACAAGGTGACTCGATACTTCTTGTGAAGAGTCTTATTGATTGCTTTAATAAGCACCTCTGCTTCAGACACATGAAGTCCTTCAAGCATTTGAATAAACATGCTTTCAATCTTCATTGAAGACAACGTATCGTCACCACCCTCAAAGAAGCGATACATTTTACGTCCTTCTTTCTCTAGCAGTGTGTGCTCTGTGCCCTTAGGTGCCTCGTTAGGACGGTAAGGGACATCTTCACCTGGTGGCACACGAGGCACCACCGAGTCATCAAAGTTGACGATGAAGATAGAGCGTAGTGTCTGACTGTTGTTATCCTTCAGGATTTGTACTTTCTCTGCTTTAGTCTTGGCATTATGTGCTTTCTGAAGCACCTCAGAAATCATCAGTTTCATAGTTATTTCAAGTAAAGTTTAGTCCTCATCATCAATCATATCATCTTCCTCATGGAAGCGCAAGTAGTAGAGGGGTTGATCTGTCAACTCACCGTCATCATCATACATCTCAGGATGCATGACGACAGCAGCATACTCTGCTCGCGCTTTCCATTCGTCAAAAATTGACTTTAGATTCCAGGATGAGATAAACCCCAGGAGAAATGCTCCTAGAGTAAGGAAGAAGGCAATGTATAGAAACGTAAGATCAGCCATTGATGCCTCCGATGTTGAAACTATTTAGTGGATCGTTTGCGCTTGAGTTTACCTCACAGGAGTTTTGAGTTTCTCAAATACTTAACTGTTTCAGTTGCTCCTCCCATCTTCTGTCCGTTAATGATTACCTGTGGGAAGGTTGCTCCATTACCAAACTCAGCATAGAATTGCTGCCTAGTAAAGTTAACATTCAAAACAAATTCTGAGAAGGACCATCCCTTCATTCGATACACTTCTTTAATCTTTGTACAGAAAGGACACCCAGGACGTGAGTAAATTGCTGTTGATTTTGGCGCTGCCATAATGTTTTAAAATTGCTGAATAAAAAAGGGTCCCTAAGGACCCAACGAAAGCATCAGATTCCGTATATTATATATCAGAAGGAATACTTGACACCCAATTTAGTGCCGTATCCACGGTCGATGTTGCTGTCGCCACTGCCAGCGAACGAGACTTCACCATAAGCGCCGAGGGCGTCTGTAAGGGCAACGCCAACGCCTGCCTTACCAGAAGGAACGGTGTCGCTCTCAGCACCATCAGGAGAGACTACAGTAGCACCACCCTGGACGTAGTATGAAGCACTCTCACCGATAGCACCTTCATAACCAACGTGAAGGTCGGTAGCGGTTCCGTTGTAGCTGGATCCCGTGAATCCTGAGTTGGCTTCTACGTTAACGTAGGGACCAGCGAATGCAGCGCCAGCAGATACGGTCAGGGCAGCGGTTGCTGCGAATACAGATTTGATCATTTTATTTAAAAGTTTGTTTACTTGTGGAGTTAAACCCACAGATGATAGTAGACTCGACTTGTCTACGTTTGTTACGCTCTGTAAAGACAGAGGCGATTTATTTATAAGAGTCTTTCTTTAAAAGGTCAACGCCTTGTGCCAGTTGGACAACGGTTTTCCTTATCGATCAACTCTTCCTTTAGATTATAGTATAGAGCGTGGCATTCTGTCAAGACATAGTAACCAGTTAACTCTCTACCATCGTCCGTCCACCCGTAGGTGATAACCTTCTCGTGGACACCACCTTCATCCAGAATCTTATCAGTTTTTAGATAGTGATTATACTTCTGATGTAGGTTGATCATCTTCCCCGATCGGTTGCTTGGACTTGATTATCATATCACGGACTCCTGATATTTGCTCATCCGTTAGACTTTCTTCACATTCTTCCACTCTCTCCTCACCATCAACATCTACACCCATGGTCTTCTTGATCCATTCTAGATCCTCGACCATACCCACAGGGACAAACCCACCACCAAAGTCCTCAGTCGTCTGTGGTTTGTGGTCCATCCCATCAACAATGGAGAGATTAGATCTCCAATACTTCTTCATTTTCTTCATCATTTTGATACGTCCTTTAGGATCATCCTTATATTTTTCGATGATCTTACGGAGTGCTTTTAATTCACGGGAGGACTTCTCAAGTGATCTTGTCGCCCTCTCTTCTCCAAATCCTACTGACATAATTATAATATCTGGTTAATGATTAATTTAAAGTTAACACGATGCTTAGTGAGAACAGAGCTAGTATACCACACTGGTGAGTTTTTGTTGTGGGATTCCTGATAGAAAGATTCTTTAGCAACCCTCTTGATACTACTTTCCTCATAGAATGCTCTGAGTTTCTTGGGAAGATCATGCTCATCCTGCACCTGATCAGGGAAGAAAGGAGAGACTGATGCATCCTCTGCAGGACTATAGTTTTCTCTCCTAGCATTACCTCTCAATCTTTCAGGGGGCCATTGAAGATCAAACTCCTGACCCTTAGAATACCCAGTCCCATATTGCAATACACTCACTACAGAAATTGCACAGAACCATCTAGGGGTATACTTATTACCACCTTCTGGATCATCTTTGTCGTCAGGCACACCTTTGGTTGAGTAGAATGTGAATGCAACTCTTACCTTTGCTAACTGAATTGCTGTAGCAGCATCAGTAATGTTATCACTTTCAGCATTATTATCTAGGTAGTAATCATGCATGAATGTATTAGGACTGAAGAAATCATTACCGCCATCATATACTGACGCTGCGATTGATTCAAGATCTCCTACCATATACCATGGACGTTCACGCTTAGCGAAGAGCACAGGAGAATACTTCTTAAACTCTTCTGCCTGAGGAAGTGTGCCACCCACCGTCTCAAACCTAGTAATCAAGTGAGAAGTGAGAAACTCTCTATAGTCAGCACCAAATTTCTGCACACGGAATCCTTTATTACCTTCATTTCTATAAGATGCTGAATCATCTTCAAGATATCCTGTGTCAATATAACCTCCAGCGATATTAGGAAGCAATGGATTGTGTCGATTCCTATTATTTCCACCCACTACTGAGGGATTTTGCTGCAGCAACCCATGCATATTTACTGGGGCACTGTTTTTTAGTACCTCAGTTGTTGCTTGCTTAGGTCCGAGTGACTTCATATTATCTCTGGCATTTTGATGCCAAGCGTCAGCAACATTACTACCAGCACGAGGTTTACTCTCACCTTTGGACTGACCGACACCTGCCATAGGATAAAACTGCATGTCTAGACCCGTCATTACACCAGCACCTGAACTATTAAGAGTGCTGAGGGCAGATATGTCTGCCAGAGCATCATCACCTGCAAGTGTGTTTAAAGTTACAGCAAAGTTGAATGAGAATTCACCCTTATCCACATTAAATATACCGATGTAAGGTGTCACCTGTCCTGTGGGTGGTCCACTGATAATAGTATCCAATTTAAACTGCAGTTTATCCCCACGCTCAAGAGTAAACTCTTGATCATATATGTCTGCACCAATAGCTGGCCAGTGGGATCCAGTCCACCTGCGATTTGTTAAATCAACACCATTCTTTTTGAATGTCATTCTCCATCGGATGCCTTCACCTGAAGACCCTCCCGTAGTGCCACCGTAAGACTTAATTCTATATCTGCCTGGTGTTCTACAGGTAATCTTTTGATTTCTACCCTGAGAATGTGAGATACTACCAGAGCACTTACTACAGTCTATGTTTGGATCATACTCACCATACACAACAGGGGATGAACTACCACATCCCTGACGTGTCATCATAACATCAGCGAAACTGGTGTTGAAATCTCTCTGCTCACATTGTTGCTCTAGATTAATGTTAATGTTGATTGGGGTGGGGCGGTCCTGATTATAGACCCAACACTGCACACCCTCGTAGATATATCCAGGGAATGTTGACCACTCTACTTGATGCCATAGATGCAAGTCATCGTAGTCATCATCACCATCGATGAGGTCTTCCCACATCTGTCTATTAGCACCCTTCCACTTAGTAAAGTCCTTCTGATCTTCTGGATTCCATTCACGATCAGAGAAGAGAGCATAGTCATTCTCGTTTGTGCCAATCCCATTACCACGGAAACCAGGACCGTAACCACTACTGTGTGAATTAAAGTCGATCTCCTGATCCTGACTCAACCCTGAGTTCTGGCCTTTACCATTAGGGAGGAGGAAAAATCCCATCGTCCCACCAGCATACTGTGCCAACTTTGCTGCAGGGACAGTGATAGTCGCATACTCATTGCCACCTTCCAAAGAATCCTGAGCACTCTTGGCACTAGGCACAACAATCTTACCCCACTGAGGACCATCAGGACTTGCAAGATAGTATCCAAAAGAGTTATCGTATCCTGCTGATCCCTTCTCAACATCCAGACGGACTACCAGATCAACACTAATAGATTTAGGTATACGATATCCAAAACGACTCCTAGAAATTCTCTCAGGGACACCAAACCAAGCATCAATAGTATACCTATGGTCTCCAGTAGATGGATTATAGAAACGATGTAGCGCCCACATCCTCTACTGGTCTCCAAGGTATGAGATACCATCACCCTTACGC